TCGGCGTCGCCGCGCAGAACGCCGAGGCGAGGGTGACGACGCCGCCGGCGATGGCGGCGATCTGCTCGACCTGCATGGCCGCCTCAGCCGAGCGCCTTGTCGAGCGCGGCGTTGGCGGCGTCGAGCGCCGACTGCGCCGAGGTCGCGCCGGAGCTGGCCGCCGGGCTGCCCGGGTTGGTCAAGAGCCCGACGATGGCGCCGACCGTCTGGTCGATGCTCGCCGGCGTCGGGGCGGCCGCAGGCGCGGCGGAGCCGGCCGGCGCCGCGAGCAGGCTCTTCAGCGCGCTCGCCAGGCCGCTGACGAGGCCGATGATGGCGGTGAGATTGGCCGGCATCTCAGCCCCCCACCGGCAGCGTGTTGACGATCTGCTGCAGCGCCGCGACCTTGGCGGCCGCGTCGGCCAGCGTCTGCGCCTTGGTCTGCGTCGTGGCGCTCGTCAGCGCGGCCGTGTACTGCGCCGTGTTGACCGCGGCATAGGCCGCGTCCGCCGCCGCCTTCAGCTTCAAGACGGTGGCGGGGTCGCTGCACACGGTGACGACCGCGGCGGTGCCGCAGCGCGGCAGCTTGCCGTAATTGACGGCGGTCGTGTCCGCCGCCTTGAGGTCGCTCTGCAATTGCTCGAGCGGGCTCGGCGCCGGCGCCGGCGCGGGTTTCGGCGCGCTGCCGCAGGCGGCGAGCGCGAGCGGCGCCAAGAGGGCGCCGATAAGCAAAAAGGCACGCATCGTTTTCACTCCTTCCAGGTTAACTCAGGTAAAGCGCGCGCTCGGCCTGGCGGCGCCGGAAGAGCCCGGGGCTCTCGACCAGCCCGCCGTCGGCATGCACCTTGTCCCACAACAGAAAGGCGAGGCCGGCGCCTGCGAAGTCGCCGGCGAGGTGCAGCCGCAGCACCGAGGAGGAGCGGAATGCGCCGGCGCCGATGTTGAAGCAAAGGCTCGTCATCGCCGCGAACTGGTTGTCGGTGGCGCCGTCGGCGGTCGACACGACCGCGTCCTGCGCCCATTCGAGGTCGGCGCGCAGCAGCTCCTCGGCCTGCGCCGGCGTCACGGTCTCGCCCTCGAAGGCCGGCACATGGCCGTAGCCGATGGTCCAGATGCCGGCCGCGTCCTGGTAGGCGCCCAGCCGCAGCCCCTCGGACTGCGTGATCAGCGCCAGGCCGGCCTGATTGATCTGCCGCGTCATTCCCGGCGCCCGGAAAGAAAGGCCGAGACGAGGACGAGCCCGACGACCGCCAGCACGATGCAGCCGACGGCGATCGCGACGTGCGGGTCGATGATCACTTCGATCGGGCCGTCGATCTCGGTGCCGGTCAATCAGGGCCGCCCAGGCGCGGGCGCGCAGCAGCACGATCAGCGCGCGCCATCGCCACATCGCGCTCCAGCTCCAACAGCTCGAGGAGGCGCCGCGCCATGTTCTCGATGTCGCGCAGCAGCTTGAGGACGAGGCCGAGCAGCCCCGCCAGCATCGTGAAGGTCAGCGCCTGGCTGAGGCTCGCCTCGACCGAGAGCAGGAAATTGATCTGCCCGAGATCGGGATCCCAGGCCCAGTGCGTGAACTGCGCCGTCCACCAGGCCGCGACGAAGACCGCCAGCCCGATCGCAAAGGCCTTGCCGTTGCGGACCCGCTGATAGGCGCGCGCCAGGCCGCCCGGCGGCAGCCCGTCAGTGGGCGCCGGCGGTGGGTCTCGGGGCGGCATCTTTCGGGCTCCGCGGCCAATGCAGCCGGAGCAGCCGGCGTCGCGCCGGCGCCGGCCTTGGCGCTTCGATGGCGCAGATGAAGCAGCGCAGCTCGGCGATCGCCGCCTCCAGCCGCGCCGGCGACGGTTTCGACATTTTGTTCCTCACTCCTGAACTCCCGGCTCCCGGCTCCCGGCCTCAGCAGCTCGTCGCGCTGCCGAGATAGAGCGAGCCGCCGTTGTCGCAGACGATCTTGCCGCCGCTGCCGCTCGCCGCGATGTTGAGGGTGTTCGTGTTGATGTGCCCGGAGCCGTCGGTTTGCAGCAGTATGTCGGCGCCGCTGTTGGCGGGCTGGTAGCCGGTCGTCAGAATGGCGCCGCTGGTGCCGCTCCAGCCGGGGACCCAGCCGTCGGTCGAGCTGCCGGGCCCGGTGACGACGTTCGCGGCGATGCTGACGGTGCCGCTCCCGGAGACCGAGAGCCCGGTGCCGAAGGTGACCGGCCCCGCGACGGTCGTCTGGCCCTGCGCCGGCCCCAGCGCCGGCAAGAGCAAACGGGCGATCGCCAGCAATGCCGCGGCGATGAGGCAAAAGTCGCGCACTCTTCTCATTGCGATTAGCCGCCTCTGCGGTGCCAGGTGTTGTTGGCGGCGCGGTAGGCCCATCGCATGTGGCCGTTCGCCTCGAGGAGGCCCGTGCCGCCCTTGACGTTGGCGCCGCCCGGCGCCGTCACCGAGAGGCTGGTGATCGTCTGCGTCGTGGCGATCTCGAAGCGCTGGCTTTGGACCGGAGAGGGCGGCATCACGACGTTGAGGCTCGCGAGCGTCCCCGAGAGGTCGATCTGGAAGCCGGGCTGCCAGCCCGTCGCGGTCAGCGTCGCGCCCGAGGTCGGGTTGACGTAGGTCAGGATCTCGACGCCGGCGTTCGTCGTCGTATAGGTGAAGGCGCTGACGGCGGAGAGCGCCTGCAGCTCGAGCCCCAAGAGGTTGAAGGCCGGCAGCTTGACGTAGAAGACCTGCCCGGGCGCCAGGTTGGGCGGAAACCGCGCCTTGAAGACTGCATGGTCGAGGCGCCCGAATTGCGCGCCGGCGGCGTGCGCGGCGATCGCCGTGCCGTAGAGGCCGCGCCGGATATAGGTGCCGAGGTTGTACTTGTATTGCGCCGTCAGGGTCGCCGCCGAGAAGGCGATCAGCTCGGTGTCGGCGACGCACAGCGTCGCAAAGGCGTCGGCGGCGGCGCTCGCGGCGCTGACGAGGCTGCCGCGGCTCTCGCTCAGATCGACCGACAGCGTGTCCGTCGTGTCGGGGTCGGTGCCGGAAGGAAAGCTCGCCGACAGCACGCCCTGCCGGCCGCCGGCATAGATCGTCCCGTACTGGCCGTAGGTCGTGCCGTCGAGGCTGAGCCAGACCTGGCAGCCGCCCCATTCGGGGCCGCCCGAGGCGATGACCCAGATCTCGTTGCGGCCGTGCGACAGGGCCGCGGGCGGCTCGAAGATGAGCGGCGTGTTGGTGTTGCCGGGCGAGGCCGCCGGGTCGATCGCCCGCGCGCCCTTCGAGCGGGTCTGCGCCAGCACCGTGACGCCGCCCGAATAGAGGAACATGTCCTCGGCCGTGACGGTCAGCGTCGAGCTGTCGTCCTCTTCGACCGCGATCACCCGCACCGGCTGCGCCGCGAGCCCGGAGATCGACTCCGTGATCTCCAGGATGTCCATCGGCTCGACCAGGCATTTCGAAATGTTGAGCCGGAACCTGTAAGTATTCAGAACATAAAGCCCGCGCTCCAATTGCAGCTGGGCCGAGGATTGCGCGCTCGTCGAATTGGTGAAGAAATGCCCCGGCAGCGAGGCGCGCAGCCGCAGCCCATAGGTGTTGATCGCGCCCTGGTCGAAGGCGCGGCATAATTCGGTGTCGTACCAGTAGACCGCGGGCTTGTATTCGAGGCTCAGCCAGTTCGGCTGCTCCGCCGCGTCCTTGCGCGTCACCTCGATCGGGTCGCGCCGGCGCATCGAGCGGTCGTTCGTCGGCCCCGCGACCGGGTCGTCTTCCCAGTTCAAAAAATCGGCGTCGGTGAGCGCATAGTCGGCGACGAGGCTCGGCGTGAAGCTCGCGCCGTTGCCCGACACCGCCGAGCTGGCGTAGGGCACGATCTTCAATTGCGTGCCCGAGAACCAGGCGCCCGAAGCGGTCGCGTCGACCAGCATCGACAGCCACCGCGCCGCGGTGTCCTGGCGGTCGCACAGCAGCGACACGGCCAGGCCCTGCGCCTGGCAGAACGTCCCCCAGGCCGAGATGTCGGCGAGATTGGTCGCCGGCAGCCCGGCGCCGACGCTCGCATCGGTCAAGAGGTCCGTCGCGACGTAATCGGGCCGCGCGTCGTCGGGGAAGGTCGTGCCGCAGGTGCCGGCGCGCTTGCCGCCGAGCTGGAACTGGATCG